CAAAAGGTAAATCATTTGACCACGCAACGGCAATACACGCAAACAAAATGTACCCATTGTACAAAAAAGATAGATTTGATTATTACGATAAATTAGAAAGCAACTTTATAGTTAAATCACAAATAGAGTATAGCCAGATTTCAAAATTAGAAGTGATACAAAAAAAGTATGCAACATTAGAAAAAGATTATTTCAAAGCAATAGAAAAACTAAACCAATTTGATGGTGGTTATACTAAAAACGAAAAACAATACAGAGCATTAGAAGAAGAACAAAAAACTATGTATGATGAACGTGCAGCTTTGGTATTAAAGTCTTTTGAATGGAAACAAAACAATAGTGAGTACGAAATAATAAATTGTGCATCGTGATAGAGTTTATAAAAACAATATTGTGTTTAGCATTAAGCTTTGGGTTTCATTGCATAGTATGGGAAGATGACTATGTAAAGTCTAAATTTTGGAAGGTATATTGGGCAATAGTGTTATTATGTTTATTCCCTTTAATTATGATAATATGATAACAACGGGAAGTGATTTTAGTGGTGTGGGTGCTTTTGACCAAGCATTAAAAAAGTTAGGTATTGACTATCAAACTATATATGCTTGTGATTGGGATAAATATGCAAGACAAACCTATATAGAAAACTATGGTGAACCATCGTATTTTCCTAAAGATGTTTATGAGAGAGAAATACCAGAAGAAAGTTTAGATATATATATGACAAGTCCGCCTTGTCAAGCATTTAGTTTAGCTGGTAAAAGAAAAGGTGAAGATGATGAAAGAGGTATTTTGTTTTACAACTCACACGAGTTTATACAAAAGAACAATCCAAGATATTTTATATTTGAAAATGTTAGAGGTTTATTAAGCGATGCCAATGGTGTAACTTTTAAAGTATGGTTAGATATGTTAGGTGGTAAATCAGTTAACGGTAACCCTGTATTGTTTCCGAATAAAAACTCAACACCATATCATATATATTGGAAAGTTCTAAATGCAAAACACTATGGTGTGCCACAGAATAGAGAAAGGGTTTTTATTATTGGCATAAGAGATGATGCAGACAATACCTTTAGGTTTCCAAAAAAACAACACCTAACTAAAAAACTAAAAGATGTTTTAGAAGATAATGTAAATGATAAATATTTTTTAAGTGAAAAGATGGTAAAGCATTTAAAACACCACGATAGAAGCCAAAAACCTATTACAGAAAACACAGAAACAGTAAATTGTATTACTGCAAATTATGCAAAGCAATCAAGTGATTTACAATATTTAAAAATAAATTCTGCAACAAAAAAAGGTTATGAAATAGCAACAGATCAAGACAGTATAAACTTTAGTGTACCTAATTCTAAAACAAGGAGAGGTAGAGTTGGTAAAGGTGTAGCACAAACATTAGATACTGCGTGTAATCAAGGGGTTATAAGTACTACTAATATAAGACGTTTAACACCTAGAGAGTGCTTTAGGCTAATGGATTTTCCAGAAGATTTTAAATGGTCAGTATCAGATACACAAGCATACAAACAAGCTGGTAACTCAATAGTGGTAAATGTACTTGCAGAAATAATTAACAAACTTAACCTATGATTAAAAAAGAATGGCTATTTATGCAAACACCAAAAGAAAAAGCATACCAATTAGTAAAAGCATTTTATGTAGAAACTACAACAAGCACAGAAGCAAAAAAATGTGCAAAGCTGCATATAAGCCTTATACTTGAAAACGAAATACTAAAACCATCTAACAATATAGAATACTATCAAGAAGTACTAAACGAAATAGAAAAGCTATGAGCAAGAAACTAATACAAAAGCTACAACAACTATTAGACAAATTACCAAAGGGTAAAGAAAGAAAAGCTATAAGAGAAAGACTATTAAATTTAAAGTTAGGAAATAAATAAATTAAATACGTTATACATATGGAAAAAGTAAAGATTAGTAAGGTAATACCAAATGAAAACAATCCAAGATTTATAAAAGATCAAAAGTTTAAAAAGCTGGTCAAGTCAATCAAAGAGTTTCCAGAGATGCTTAAACTACGACCTATTGTAGTAAATAAAGATATGATAGTGCTGGGTGGTAATATGAGATTAAAGGCTTGTGCTGAAGCTGGGTTAAAAGAAGTTTATATCTTGAAAGCAGATGAACTTACAGAACAACAAGAAAGAGAATTTATAGTAAAAGATAATGTTGGCTTTGGTGAATGGGATTGGGATGCACTTGGCAATGAATGGAACAGTGTGCAGCTTGAAGATTGGGGTATGGATAACTGGCAAAATATGGATGACATAGAAACAAGTGATGATTTTAGCTTACCAGATGGAGACAAAGAGCCATTTCAGCAACAAACCTATACATTGGCAGATGAACAAGCAGAACAAATAAAAAACGCAATAGCTAATGTAAAGAAAACAGAAGAATATAAATACGTTGAAACTTTTGGAAACGAAAACGGTAATGGTAATGCACTTTATTTAATTATATCACAATGGGCCGAGCAAAAGAAATAATAGTAAAGGTTATAAATTCTAAAGTAGCAAATGATTTTGTAAAGAAACATCACTACTCTGGCAAAGTAGTCAATATGAGTAACTTACACTTTGGTTGTTTTCTGGATAACAAATTGCACGGAGTAATGAGTTATGGCCCACCAATGGATAAAAGAAATGTATTACCGCTTGTTAATTCTGGTGTTGATGATATGAATAAAAGATGGAACGAAATGCTGGAACTGAACAGAATGGCATTTGATGACTATTTACCCAAATATTCAGAAAGTAGATGCATAGCTATAAGTATAAGATTGATCAAGAAAAACGCACCACAAATAAAATGGTTGTTAAGTTATTCAGATGCAACTCAATGTGGAGATGGAACTATATACAGGGCCAGTGGCTTTAAATTAACTCAAATAAATAAAAACGGAACTATTTATAAGTTAGCTAATGGAGACATAGTAGCAAAAAGAGGTGATAGTAAATACAATTTTAATGGTGCAACTGCATTAAAAGGTTTTCAAAATAGATATATTTACTTAATAGATAAATCTTGTGAATTAACAGTACCTGAAATACCATTTACAAAAATTGACGAACAAGGTGCTGGAATGTATAAGGGCAAAAAAATAACCCTCCAGGAAAGAAGGGTTAATGATTAGAGCGGTGAGGTCGATACGAACGCCATCTTTTAACTGGATGTTAAATGTGTTACTTTTACACTACCACCGCATTTGAAACTACAATATACAAATAATATTTTAATAAAAAAAATGAACAAAGATAGACACATAAAAAAGGAAAGCCTATTAAAAGCACTAGAGCAGAGTTTAGGAGTTGTTACGGTAGCTTGTAAGAAAGCAGACGTTCCCAGGTCAACATATTACAAATGGCTTAAAGAAGATGAAGCGTTTGCTATTGAGGTAAGGGATATTGAGAATGTAGCTTTAGACTTTGCAGAAAGCCAGTTGCACAAACAAATATCTGCCAATTCAACAGCAGCAACAATATTCTATCTAAAGACAAAAGGTAAGAAAAGAGGTTACATAGAACGTCAAGAAATAACTGGTGCAGATGGTATGCCTACTAACTTTCAAATTGAAATAATTGATAAAACCGAAGATACAGACTAATATAGTTTACAAGCATCTAGCTAACACAGATAAAAAGATTGTAGTTGAACAAGGTGGTACAAGGTCTGGTAAAACATACAATATACTTCTATGGGTTATTTTTAATTATTGTGCAAACAACAATGACAAGATTATAACTATATGCCGTAAATCATTCCCTAGTTTAAGAGCAACGGTAATGAGGGATTTTATGGCTATACTACAAAAGTATAAATGCTATAGTGAGCAATACCATAACAAGTCTAATTCAGAATATCACTTGTTTGGAAACCTAGTTGAATTTATATCATTAGACCAGCCGCAAAAAATAAGGGGCCGCAAAAGGGATTTGCTATTTGTAAACGAGGGCAACGAATTGTACTATGAAGATATGCAGCAGTTGTTGTTTAGAACACAAGATAGGGTTATACTTGATTTTAACCCATCAGATGAATACCATTGGATATATGACAAACTAATACCAAGAGATGATTGTGTGTTTTATAAAACCACTTACCTTGATAACCCTTTTATTGAAGCATCTATAAGAAGTGAGATAGAAAGGCTTAGAGATACAGACGAACAGTATTGGCAGATATATGGATTAGGTGAACGTGCAGCCAGTAGAAGCACTATATTTAAGTATGTTGAGGTTAACCAGATACCACAAGCAGCAGAACTTATTGCATATGGAATGGACTTTGGATATACCAATGATCCAACCACCTTTGTTTCTGTTTACAGCCAGGGCCATAACCTTTATATCCAGGAACACTTGTACAGAACGCAAATGACTACAAGTGATATAAACAACTTCCTTAAAGAATTAAACTTAACAAGCAAACCAATTTATGCAGATAGTGCTGAACCAAGATTAATATCAGAACTACGTGCAATGGGTAATAATATATTTTCTAGTATAAAGGGTAAGGATAGTGTGAATGCTGGTATTGACTTACTTAAAAGGTACAAGATACATATACTATCAACATCAACAAATGCAATAAGTGAGTTTAGAAACTACAAATGGAAAGAAGATAAAGCTGGTATGCTTATAAATACCCCAGAGGATAAACACAACCACATTATTGATCCTTGCAGATATGCAACATACTCTATATTGAGCAGACCTAACTTTGGTAAATATGCCCTGCATTAAAATAAATAAAAAAAGTTATTAAATTATTTGGCGATAACTAGTATTTATTGTTATGTTTGCAGTATAATATTTAAAACAAAACAGATATGGAAGAAACATTAAGATTACCAGTAGAACAATTTCAAAAATTATATGGCATCAAGTTGAGGTTAGAAACCTACTTTAAGTACCTAGAAGAAAATGATGGTGCATTAAAATGGATGGCTCCTAGTTTTTTAGATGATGCTAAAGAATACATCAAAGAGTATAACGAAATAACAAAAGAATATGTATAGTAATTGTTGTGGTGCAGAAGCATCTTATTTAAGTGATGAAATATGTGGCGATTGTTTAGAACACGCAGTATTTAACGAAATAGAAGAATAGATATGAAAAAATTAATAAACAAAATTTTAGTAAAGAAAAGCATCAGACCATATAAGGTAGTACCTTTATCAACTGGTGTAATTGTAGAACATTACCGTAATGGTAAATTAAAAACAGAATATTATGGATTGGTATAGCCCCCCCGAATACGCAGAGTATGAATGCACAGAATGTGGTGCAGATATAGACAAGCCTGGTGTTTGCTCTGGCACTTGTCACGAAGCAAGTATGATTTAGTTAAGTTAGTTAGTTTTGTTTAAGAGGTGCATCAGAAATGGTGTGCCTTTTTTTATTATATTTACCTTACTATAAAAAACCATTTTAAAAACGTTATACAAATATGAAACTTGATATTACCATACCAACTGATTTAAGTGAAATTACTTTAAGGCAGTATAAACACTTTCTTAAAATACAGAAAAGCCAAGATGATGAAAACTTTTTAAGTGCAAAGATTATAGAAAT